TAAAAATGCTGCACCAATAGTTTTGCCACTATATATTACTCTATCTCCTGTAGTTCTTAATTCTCTTGGAATAGTTGTAGCTGAATCAAAAGCTAATTGTGTAATGATACTTGGTTCTGCATAAGGGCCTAATATTTGGTCAAAAGCTGCTGTACCCATTCTCATCATATCAGATGATGAAATATCTTTGTCAAATGCACCATTAGTTAGTGCATAACCAAATTTGAATATTGATTTAGGATATTGAAATGGATCAATTAATCCTAGATTTACATAATCTACCCCAAGATGCCCATTAGTATCTCTATCTATTGGACTAATAAACATTCTATTATTATTCATTTCCCATCTTGGTACAATATTATTTATAGCTTCTTTATCTTTTTCTGTTATTCCAAATAAATGTGCTGAAGCATTATGTATTGCATCACCTGCTGTAGCAGCAGCAGTAATACCTGCAAATCTTTTAGCACCTATCATTTTTAATTTTGCTATTTTATCTGCATCTCTTATAGGATCAAGTCCTAATTTTAGTGCAGTTCTTCCTGAATAATCATCATAAGCAGTTTTAAATAAATTTTTAGAAACTCTAGTCATTTCTAATGGAAAAGCTAAAAAATTACCAAATGGAGTTCTTCTAACTTGTTTAAAGAATTTTGGAACTAGAGAATAATTAGGCATTAAATCTCTTGTCATATTAGCTGCAAATGTAGTTAAATCTTTTCCTTTTAGACCTAACGCATCTCCATATATTTTTTTCATTTGCTCAAAGTGCATTATTTTAAAAATATCATCTTCAGCTTGATACACAGTAGTAGCTTTATCTAAAAGTTTTTTACCTACTTTTGTGGGTAATAATCCTTCCTTAACTCTTTTGCTGAACATTCCATTAACACCACTTCTTTCCAAATCTCTAGCAGTATCTCTTAAAAAATTAACATCTACATTGGAACGAATAACACCATTTTCTATTAGATCAGATAAATATTCTACTACCTCTTTATCATTTTTTTTAGCAAGTGAAAAAACATTTTGATTAGCTACATTAAATATATCAGCTTTTAATGTTGTTGTTGCTCTACCTAAATTAGTCAGCATTGACAATGGTATTCCATTAGCCAACATCATTAAAGTATTACCACTTATATTGACAACATGGGTTGATGGATTGGCTACTGTTTTTGATGCTTGTGATAAACCCTTTGCTTGTAAAAAGGTTCTATAAAACCAACCATATTGTGGCTTATCTAACTCAAATCCTTCTCGTATAGCACCTGCAATTAATGGATCACTTGTATAAAGTGCTTCTAATGGATTTT